TGAAAGATTTAAACTAGATATTTCTATAGGATTGTATGATAACGCCATTATAGCGGTGTCAAGCAATTTCGGTAGACTTTTAGCCTTTTTAGAGTTATCAAATTTTAATGATATTGAGCGAGAACAGGAAGAAGAAAAAATACTTGACAAATAATCGGGTGTGTGGTATTATAAATATATATAAAAAATAGCTTACACATTATAGTGTAAGCTGTTTTTATTGATTTAATTATTGTATATTTTACCACTCTTCAAAAGCGAATACACCTGTAATATATATGTTACTATTTGCGAACATTGGAAAGTGAACATACCCGTTAGTGTCAATTGTTACATTTGCTATAGATATATTTTCAAAATATCCATCAGAATAATATCCAACGCAGTTAATAGCGATACGACCCAAGTCGATTGTTTTTGACGGCGAAGGTATATTGCTAGGCAACTTCATTGCGATATCATTTTTAGTGAGTGCTGTTTGCGTAGATAAATCAACATTGAAAGCAATTGTGTTAAGTTGTTTGTTAAACATAATCTTTGCGCTATTTGATGTTATATTGCTATTGATATTTGTAAAAGTGTTCCACCCACTAAATTTAGCACTGTCAGCTTTAATATTCGCATTATTTGCACTCTGTAAAGCGTTGTTAGCTGTTGTATTGGCTGTATTTGCTGACTGTTTAGCACTGACAATTTCTGCGTCTTGCGTTTTTGTTTTATCCTGTAAATTCGATACAGACCCCTCAACCGCTCCAACTCTCGCCTGTAAAGCTGTGACATTTGTGTTCGCCTGTTCTGCCTTAGCTTCTGCACTTCCTGCATTCTGATTAGCCGTTGTTGCTACTCCATTTACATCATTAATAGCCGTGTCAATTTTTGACATATCATCATTATAGTCTTGTAAGTATGTCGGTTTGTCTGTGCCAATGTACTGGCTTAAATTGTAATAAGTTGTTTTGTTTGTTGAACTCATTTTTTATACCTCCTAATTATCCTCTTAATATTGTATTAGCGTTGCTGTCAAAATTATAAGCTGTGATACTCTTTGCATCAAACTCAGACGCTGACAACAATAACACATCAAAATTACTGGCTGTGATAGGGTTATTAAAATGTAACTCAGCTAACTTATTAATCACATTCTGATAAAAAGTATATTCTCCTGTAAAAGGGTCATGCATATATAAGTTGCTGTCAACTCTGAATTTTTTTGCCCCGTATAAGTCAAAATCATACGCTGATAGATATAACCAGTCAAACTCAGCACACGTCAGATTAAGTGTATCAAACTCGTTGCATGTTAATGCAAAATATCTTAAACTATCGTATAAATCAGACAACGCCATGTTTAAACTTGTATAATAACCCTTTACAGGGTTTAAAACTACAATATGGTCGGGTATATAATTTTTAATGAAATCATAAACTTTTTCTATTTCATCGTTTATATACTTTTTTGTTTCGCTGTTAAGTTTATAAATCAATACATTTAGTTCACTTATTTTTAGCGACAAATATGTGTTTACGTTATCAATCTTTTTATCCAGTTCATCATCTTTTGCTGTCATATCCTCACGGATTTTATTATTGATATCATCAATATACTTTCTTGTGGCAGTATTTAAAGTGTCAACGTAATCTCTTAAAGCGTTTACTTTTTCATCAGTGTACTTTTTATAACTGTCAGTGAAAGTATTTAGTGCTTCAATACACTCGTTGACTTTGTATCCAATATAGCACAGACATTCATAATAACTCTGCTTATTGCTATATACACTAGGCACGTCACAGCACAGTAATGGCATCAAAGGCTTTAATTTTTCTGCCATTATATCACCTCCTTTTTACCATACTTTCAAAAATAAATCTCTGCAACTTTCTACAAGTTCTCTGTTAATATTTTGAATTTGTTCGCGATATTCTGCTATTGCTTCGCTCGTTGATTTACCTCTTAATCCTGTTTCTTTCGTTTCTCTGTCTCTTTTGCTGTCTTTATTATCGTTTCCTGTATGACTATTTTTTGCGTTTGTTGTAGTATTATTGACGGTTTCACCTCTACTCATAGTGCTTGCATAATCTTCTGTAGCCACGGTTACTTGAGGATTGTCACTGTCAATATTTTGATAGTTTTGGCTATTTTTGACCTCGCTGTCTCCTGCATCTGTTGAGTTAGTTGTTGTTTTTTCGTTTCCTTTTTCTGCTTCTGTAATTGTTATATTTGTATTTGTAAAAGGGTTGTCATGTTGTATAGCATCATACAGTTTTGTATAATACGGTATTAATTCATTCATTCTTGACAAAAAAGCAGTTTTCCACATTCCTAATGTTTCAAAACCAATGTAATTATTCCAGTATCTAAGTAAAAAATATGTCTTAAAAGTGTACAGTTCTTTTCTATCCTTTGAATAAAAAGGAAAATCAAAGTTAAAAAATTTATCTTGCGTTTTATCGATTGTTCTTTGAATAGATAAATCCATACTCCATAGTTCATTTTGAGGGATAAAGCTTTCGCAAATATCTTTCACGGTGGTCGTGTATTTACTCAATCTCGTCACCCTCCTTTCCTTTTTGCATATATTTGTCGGGTACATAACCGTTTAGCATGGTAGGCAATTCACTATTGAAGTCTACTGACACATCAAGACCCCATAATTCATTGATAGCTTTCGCACATCTTCTTCTTAATGTCAACCCAACATTTCGATTTGCTTCAACCTGCCCGTTGTTCCCTGCCGTTTCTCCTGTTACGAGACGCTCGCCTTTTTCTACAGGGTTGCTTTCATATCCTAAAGACGTTAATACTTGCGACCATAAGTCCCTTAATTCTTGCTCGCATTTATCTACAATGTAAGGCGCTCCCATGTTTAACGCTTTAATATCTTTTAGATTTAACGAGTCAGAAAGTTTTAGAACAGGTAAATAATTGTCATACTCTTCGCCTAATATTTCAAATGTCATTTTTTCATTGTCAGAGGAAGAAAGAGCAACAGGTGTACGCTGTGCATACATATTAATACCTTTTGTTTTCCAAGTATTCGCCATTGCATCAGCATACATTAAAGCCTTGTAATAGTATGGCATTGTTGAATAGTTGTTCCATAAGATACAGCTATTTTCTTTGCCGTACTCCTCAATATATCCATTTGCAGTATAAGCAATTCTATCTTGAGGAATGTTGTAAATATCGGGTAACCCTGACAACGCAACTTTCATAAAAGCGTACCCTGCAATTTCATCTTTGATGAATACACCAAGTCCATGCCAAAATAGTGTTTGTTCAATGTACATAGGTAATATTTCTTTAGGCAAATCATGCCATTGATATCGGTTCACGAATATATCAAAAATATCGTAAAAAAAAATAGTTTTGATTGTATTAAAATCATCAATGATTTTTTTATTTTTACATTTTTCAAAAATTCTTAACGGATTTCGCATGATATCACCTCCTTAATTATTGGATAGCCCATAATTCCCTATATCATCAGTATGCCATAAAGTTACACCATTGTCAAATATATTGCGCAATTTTTTTAACTGGTCTAAATCAATGTCCCCCGTAAAACCACAATGTGAAGTTTTTATATAGTTCCATTTCGAACGTGAGCGCAAATAAGGTGTTGTTATCTTATTAATCGGATAACCAAATTGCTCGAAAAAGCTATCTGCCATTTCCGCAAATTGCTTTTTACATGACATTTCGTAGAAATCAACACCACACTCTTTTATTCCTGTTAATACATTTTCTGATAACGCTTTTCCGTGTGTGACTCCTGCATTTCTTGCTCTATCTGTCTGATTTGCTAACATTCCAAGAGCGTCCCAAAAAGCATTCGTTGTTTTGCCAAGTCCATTAATACCGCCTTGTAAACTCCCACCAGCTAAACCGGCTAAAGCTGACCCTGTTCCTATGGTAGCATCAACAGCTGTGTGCACTTGTGATAACGCGATAGAACTTTTATTTTGTGCTAACCACGCCCTGTAAGTGTCAGAAGAAAAGGAACACATAGGAAAAGAAGAGTTTATAAGAGCTTCATTCATTAAACCATGCTCTAACTTTTCGCGTGTTTTATAATTATTTGGTGTTGTGAGAACCTGTGGCAATGTTGCAATTGTGCCATAACTGTTAAATTCAAGAGATTTATCTTGGTTATAACTATACTCATATCTGTAAATGTGTGTATTTCCTTGATTATTGTCAGCAAGACAGAATAACCACGGGTAAGAATATAACTTTTTATTCTTCGGTTTATACCCCTCAAACACATTATCGGAAATCTGCATACTTGTTATTTTAGGCTTTATTTCTTTGCCACCTAATGCAAGTGTGCATAATTTCGGAGACATGAATAATCCTATGACTGCATCTTGCGCTCCTTGCTTGTTGTAATCTTCCAACAATGTGTTAATTCCTTTTAAGCCATCATCACTAGTAATATCATAATGCCCTATACTACCCCAACAGTAGACACCATTTTCTACGCGACCCTCAAACCAACTTTGTTCCGTTGTTCCTCGCGTTACAAAAGCGCAACATTCTGTTGGTGTTAAGTCTAGTTTTTTATGTCGTGATACAATTGTCTCACCTGTTTCTATGTTTACAGGGGTTAAATTTACACCTATCTCATCTTTACTTCTAGGAATATGATGATACTCTACAAAGCAAGGTTTAATATTTGCATCATAAAAGTTATTTTGAAAAACATCAAGCGAAAAATTAATTCGTGTTGTTTTTTCAGACAGCCACTCGATAGAATTAATAAAGCAAAATACCCATTCATTAGAAATGCCTGTATTCTGAAAAGCTAAATAATTGAGATTAAGTGCTTTCATTTCTGTGAACGGCACACGAATATCATAATTTCCGATTTTTATAGGTGTAAGATGCGATAAATCAACACCGTTAATATGTTTACGATATACCTCTAAATGGTTTAACAAATCCTCTTTTGAATTGTATAATCTGACGTGTTCATATTCATCAGACCACGGCACACCACTGTACAATCTTAATTTTGTTTCGGGGTTGCGTGGTGCAACCCCTACTTGCACTGGTAAATTTATCATAGATAAATACCTCCATTATTATGACGCTTTTGTAAAACTCCCTGTAGCTGTGATTGTCTCGTTCGGTCTGTAAATCGCTTTCAACACAATTGTACCCGTTTCATCTGCACCCGTATGCAACAAGTATGTGCCTGGGATAACATATGTCTTAGCAGAAGTAGCACCGCTCTCTACTTCAAGAGTAACTAAATTCTGATGGTAGGTTCCTTTTCCACCCGTTACAGTAACTTTTACTTCCTGTGTCTGTCCTGCTGTATAAGTTCCTGCTGTCACGGACAACGTAGGTGTATCAACAACAGTGTCTGTTGTAAATACACGAATTGGATAAAATGGGCTTGCACATACCATTTCTACTTGTGTATAGAAGTAGTTCCAAGATAACACATTTGCAAGTCTCTGGTCAGACATCTCTTTGAACTGGTCGCGCACGTTAAAGAACCGAACATCACAAAGAACTCCTTGTATAGCCTCATTTGCAAATTTATCTACAATCACTGTCTGAACTTCTACGTCTGCCTTGTCCATATGGAACGCATAAGCTAATGCGTCAACGCTAATCTGTGCGTTTACATTTGGTGTAGTAATCCAAATAAGGTTAGTTGGCATAGCGTGAGAAGTTGCACCCGCTGGATTATTCTCTGGTAATGGGAAGCCAAATTCTCCGACGGCTCTTTTTACCTTAATCAATAACTTTTTCGCTGTCGCTTCATCAGTAACCGCTTCAACTGTAACTGCTGGAAGCACCTCTTTTTCATAACCGACATTAATTAAATCACGCATAGCCAAATACTCATCCCAGTTCGCGGCTGTGATAGCACTCTCCATTTTTGCCATAATCATATCACGGATGCCATACTCACTTGTAAAAGCTTTTCTCAAGTTGTCGTAGGTAATTGTAACAGGGTACTGGATTTCAAGATTTACATTATGGAATACGCTCATAATGTAAGACTGGTATTGCTGAAAAGCGAATTTAAAATCTGCCTGTGCATCATAGACACGCCCTTTACACATATTTACGTAGGTTTCTTCATGTGTCTCACCGTAGCGCATCGGTTCTTTCTTGAAACGTGCTAACGGATTTCTCCATGCAATACTGTCTACCGTCTGCATACCAATACGATTAATCAGTGACGGAACAATTTCGTTGCGAACTGGCGCATAATTCAGAATATTATCATAAACACTCTGTAAATTGTCTGAAACTTCTACAGGTAAATGGTTCTGAACTTCAAAGGATAGTTCCTGTCTTACTGCTTTTAAAATATTTTTATTTGTTGCAACTGCCATTTATCATAGCACCTCCTTACTTATTCTGTCTTACCATCAAAGTCCAAATCTTCGACAGTGATTTTTTCTTCTTTTTCATCTTTCTTTTCTTCGTTATCTGCATTAGTAGCAGACTCTTTCATGCGCTCCTTAAAGCGTTTTTTGTACTCGCTTTCGAGTTTCATATACTTGTCTTTCCATTCGCTGTTCGTTTCTCCGCTTCTTTCGCCCTCGTAATTCTGTAAGACTTCAATAGCGTCTCCGTGTTCTTCCACGTCTGCTACAGCGTCAATTAATTCGCTTAAAGCTTCATTAAAATCCATTAAGACTCCTCCTTTTTATTCGTGCTACCCTTTTACAGTTATCATTATATCACCACGGAAAGAAAAAGTAAAGTGGCATTTTTGACTTTTTTATGTGTGGATGTATTGGGTACGGTGATAATGTTTGAAGATACGCATACCATTTTAATGCATTCTTTTTTCTTTCCTCTTCTTTTTCAACCCCTGCGCGCTCAAAATTTTTTAAGAAAACTAAAGCTAGATAGTCGGGTTCTTTCGTAGACTTTCGAAATTCTTCCCATGATATCGGATAGGAAGTTGTTTCTATCCATTGACCGCTATTTGCTGTTTCTTCATCAAGCCAAACGCATTGATAATACCCATCTGTGATATCATAGCCGTTAGCGTTCGCCCAGTCTGTGTAGTTTGTGGCTGGTGTCCACTGTACAAGACCATATCCTCCATTATAATTCCCCTCTTTTAGAGACTGCCATAAGCCAGGGTTGATATTGGACTCTATCTCTATATTTCCTAACATTCCTGCAATTGCACTCAAAGTGAAATCCTTGAAAAACATTGTGCTATAAAAAACATATGCATTATTTCTCATTTCATCATCTGTCAGATATCTATTACCATAAATCCATTCGAGGGGCATTCCTGCACTATCCCCGTACCGATATAATTTTGTCCAATCTGAGGGTTTTGCTGTATATGAATTAATACTAACTTGTTCTGGTAAAGGATAACGTCCGCTGTGCGCGCCCATAGTAATTCCACCGTTTCCTGCTCCTGCTCCTTGATATACCATTTCTGTGTGCCCACTGCGCCATAATATGTCCCCCGCCTGCCACGCTTCCTTGATATTAATTTCTTGAAATCCTGCTTGTAATAAATAACTTTCTTCTGTTCTTGTCGTGAACCAAGGGTTTACACTAAAAAATCCACCCTCTGTTAATGCCTTTGATATGAACGAGCTACAATCATAATAAGTAATGCCATTTACTGTCTGTCCATACCGATATGCCTGTGAATATCCAATATTAGGCGCATTGCATGCGTTTATTGCCCATTGATATGATATATTGATATTTGGCATTTCTTACACCTCCAAATAAAATGTTTCACGTGAAACATTTTAGTCATACGTGAAACACATCATAGATATTATTTTGTTGAATTTTTTTCATACGTTTCCACGTCTGAACAAACCGCCTGTAATATGCGTAAATCCCACGGGGAAGTGTTATCGTAAACGTAACATGGTATCGGTCTGCCTGTGCTGTCTAAATGAATTTTTTTCAAAATCTCAAGACAAGCACCCTCAGTTATATGTCTTACCTTATCCCCATTGAACCAAAACCAATTTCCGCTTTCTTTATCTTGAAAAAGTGCATTCATTCCATTAATACCTCCAATCATATCATTTATAACGTTGTTAGAATTATTTTCATGCGTATAATCTTTATATACGTGGTTCACATCACATCCGCCGTTAATGCCGTCAACTCTACCATTACTGCTATACTGCCAAATATCAACATTGTCCATGTCTAAGACATTAGAATAGCGCGCTATCCATAAATCGTACCCCCATGTTTCACTGATATATTTTTCATACCATGCTTTGCTCGCATAAATTCCAGCTTTATATCCATTGGTTAGCATAGCATCACAAAAGCGCTTTGCGTTGTATTTTGCGACATATTGTGTGCCCCCTTCTTCACTGTCAAAAAATACGGGCAGGGTAGGGTTATGACCTTTTAATAATCTAATGCAATGGTTAATTTCACCTTCAATACTCGCTTTGTTTTTTGCACAAGAATATAAATATACACCGTAAGGTATCCCCAATCGTTCGCATTCACGGGCATTTCTTTCCCATTGTTTATCATCTTGAGAAGTCTTATCTTGTCCATATCCGCAACGAATTATCACATAGTCAACAGCGTTCTTTAACTTTTCAAAATCAACAATGCCATTATGATGTGAAATATCAACAGCCTTTTTTACAGTCATTTTTAATCCCCTCCTTTTTCCTTATCAAATGTGTCGCAAATTCGCTGTAGCGCAATCGTATTATTGTTTAGCGCTTCTGTGATATCTGTCATTTCCTGCTTGTGCAACTCATTTAGTTTATCTATTCTTTCGTCGTTTTTGTCCTCTCGGTATTTCACATACCACATACACGCGATAGTCACGACAGTTGGTACACCTAGCGTGTTAATCATTGTCATGATTTCATTCATGTTATCACCTCCTTTTTTATATGATAACATAAATAAACATGTTTGTAAATATAAAAAATGTTTCACGTGAAACATTTTTCACGTGAAACATTTTGTACGTTACAAAATAATCAATGCAAAGGGAACGCAACGCCATAAATTGATATCAGACTACTTGCCTATGTGCGTGTATATCAATTGCAATGCTTGTATTATTTTGGGTACATTATAATTATAGCAAATATAGTTTAAAATGTCAATGTTTCACGTGAAACATTAAAAAGATATGACATCAAATATCATGTTCTTACACTCCAAATTTTCAAATAACAGTAAACCTCTGTTAAAATATTCTCGTAACATTGCTACAATATAATGCGTCGAATTTACGCGTATTGCCGTGTTATCTATAACGTCGTTTTTTGTAAAACATATCCGTGTAGGGAAACTTTCGTCTGCCCCTGTTGATATATACATATAAGTGTCATATTTTCTTGCGTTATACATTTTTTCATTAAAACGAATTGTACAAATATAACGTGACTGTCCTGTTGGCTTACCTATTAAACATTCGTTGTCATTCAGATATTTATTTTCACTGGCGTATTCGTTATAAGATGCGCCTTGAAATGCTCGCGCAATACCACTTTCCTTATAAGCTGTTGAAGCATTTTCATTATACGTTCGCTCAAACACCCAACCATCACCACGCAATATTTTAGTATTGTATTTTAGCATTTTATTGATACCAAAAACGCTATAATAAGGGTTTAATAGTGAAACAGTATTTGAAGCCATGTATAGTATAACTCGTCTATGTTGCTTTCCGTGCCCTGCACTAATAGTTGTGAGCAATGATAAAAGCTTATTCACCTCATTTGTCAAATATACATTATCTTCATCTTGATATTCGTCAAAAAATACAGAACGTATATTCACGAATAATCCACGCATTTTTTTATACTTTCTTGCGACAGATAACGATAGGCAATATCCACATGGCTCTTCATTTAGAAATAATTGAACAAGTGAGCCGTTCATTAAACTCTTTTCAGTCATGACATACCCGTCAAATTTTTCAGATATATCGCCAAAATATGTATCGGCACAATTCTTCATATCAACTACATTTCTATATAAATAGATAAATTGGTTTTCGGGTCTGTATTTATCCTTTAAAAAGTCAGATACTTGTCTAGACTTGATAGAATAACTTTTACCTGCCGTTCTATTTCCATCAACTATATAAATATCGGGGGTATTCCCGTTTTTATCCTTTAAAGTCAACAATCTATCACAATGATAATAACCATCATTTTTCATTTTAACACCTCCTTAATGTTTCACGTGAAACATTTTTTTATTTAAAAAAAGGGGGGTAGCATATTGCCACCCCTTAATAAGAAGAGAAATATAACTGCTTCTCGCGCCGTTATATTATAAATTTGATACGTCTAAGGTGCAATTAATATAATCGCGCCCTGCTTTTGTCTTTCCACTGATTTTAATAACAGAAAATTTTTCGCCGTCCATAACGCTATCAATATCTTTCAAAGACTGTCTAAAAGTTGAAGACTGCCCAGAATATACTTTTTTCTCGGGTGTGATAATGCTCACAATCTCCTGTATATCTCCATTATCTTTAATATCATTAAAGATAATATAACCGTCTACAGGAATAGACTCACCATCTTCAATATTTTTTAATGGTTCAATGTCGGGTGCTGTGGTCATAAGATATTTCTCTACCTTTGTAAACTCTCTGCTCATTTCTTTAATTTCTACCATAATAATTTCCTCCTATTTTTCCTGATAATCTTCATTTTTTCATTTCCTGCAATTCTGCTTCGGTGACAATTTTTTCGTTCTTGACTTCTGAGTTGAGTAAGAACTGTTCATCAGTCATGACACGTTTTTCCAATTTAAATTTAATATCTAAAATGGAAACAATATCCTCTTTGTACTGTTTTTCAATCAAGATTTCGGCTTTTTCCCTTGTCTTGCAATTTGCCAGTTTCTCATCAAAGCAATCTTTCTTGATTTCTCCCGTCTCCTTGTCTTTGTAAATTCTTTCTACAGATACCTCTGCTGTAACTAATGTCCTTGTAAACATCTTTTTTCCTCCTTTTTCTGTTTTCTTTGAGTGTGAATTGCAATGTAATATATTTTATTTATTACATTATTATAATAACACAATGACTAAATATAGTCAAGTATTATATTATAATTTTTTTATCTTTTTGCTTGTGAATATTAAAGTCTTTATTTCTTAATATAATACCACCTTTCACGCGCTCTGCTTTTAAATTACAAGTTTCCATACTAAGACCTGTAGACAATTCAGAGATAGCTCTTCCATCTTCGATAAATTTTCTTTTCGCTTGACTACTCATGCCACAAGCTTTTATATCAAGATAAGGCTCGCAAGGTTCGTGATTTTCTTCAATAATATGTTCGGCATAAGTTTTCTGTCGTTCATAATACGCAAAATCAAAAGTGCTTTCACATTTCCAACAGCAAAAATTGGTAGAATGTTCCACAACCTTTTCTGCTTTTTCTGTGCCTATAATATGTATCGAGTCTGTATCCGCGTAACAAAAACGCTCATAATTTGCCATAGCGTGTCGGATAGTGAAATTCATGGCATATGATGTAATAGCACTGCCAATTGGAATATACCCGACTTTCTTTTCGTGTTCCTCGTGTAGTATAAATCTTATAATACCATCATTATCAAGATAAGGTTCTTTATACGAGGAATTATCCGACATAGCAAATTTACCGTAAAGATTGTTTAAAAAGAGTTTCGCTTTTTGTCTTTTAAATCCTTTCGAGGTTCTTTTTTCTGTACCATATTTATCGATATATTCATCGAAAAAACCCTCTCTTGCATAGAACCAAATATAGTCATATATCACCAAATCATAAATATCATAAGTTTCTTGAAATAGTGCCCAATCAGTGCAAGTCATCGTTAAAGTTACATTTGTATCATGCATCTGTCCGTCAATATCACGATAGTATCTATAGTATTCGCCTTTATATCTTACGTTAGAAGTGTATAAATTCTCATTAGCTTTATATAAAGCGCTATCCCTAATATGTAACCACGGAAATGCTCCTGCTTTCAATTGAAATCTACAGTTAAAACGAATAAAAAAATATTTATTAGTAGAACTTATAAGTTCATCAGATGGCGCTCCTCTATGATATTCACCATGACCAAACGGGTATTTATTTCCGCTTATACTATGCATCATAGATGGATAGAGAGAGTTTACATCATATACTAAACCATCTCCAACTACCGTATGTGCGTATCGTGGATTTACATAACACCAACCGCCGTGGTATGACTTATGTATATAATCCCACTGACTCCATACATCTGTGATAGAGCCGTCAAGATAATCTTCTCTGATATCGGGGAATAACTTATCATATTGTTTAGTATTATAAAATCCTTTAAATTCTGATAAACAACATGAACCAATTGTTAATTTGTCGTGCTTTTCATTGAACATCATTTCAAGTGCTTCTTTTAACACTAATACATCATTTTCAATATATTTTTTCTCACTTTCAGATATATCACAATAGGCATATCTTTCACCAACATATTCCATATCTAGCTTTTGGTGCTTTGTGCCAAATGATTTTCCAATATTTTTCAAGGAAGAGGGCATAAGCTTTAAAGAGTTTCGTATCTCTAAAAAAGTTTTATTCCATTTTAATTTTATCCAATACCAAGACCCCATATCAGAAATGCAAGTCTGAAATTCTTTTGACCTCATTTCCTTGTCTTTACAGTGTACCCAGTTCCAACCCTCCCGCAATAAAAAATCAACTATAAAAGAGCCATCAAAAGCTAGATTATGAAAGTACAATATATTATCCCCTTTCATTGTTAAAAATCTATTTAAAAAGTCCCTTATGGAATGTGTTATTGTTACATTTTCAGTTTCGTCGTATAAAGCCACGTCAGCACCACTCCAAACTTCTGTACTATCTTGTTTTTTACCTTTTTCCTGTTCTACCATTTCACCCCAAACAGTTGTTTCAAAATCGCACGCCCAAAAAGTGATATTCTTTTTCCGTGGCATTAAATTCACCTCTTTTTTATTCTTTTTCAATAACAATATCTTGCTCTTGCAAAAATTCTTGAAAATCTTCTGTTTTACTAAACACACCCATTCTTCGCAAAATATTCCAAAAGACAGCATCGACCATAGCTTTATCCATGTAAGACTCTGTTGGAAATGCTTCTGGTTCTTTCGCGTAAGTATAAGCAAATAACGCTCTTTCTTTATCTGACACGTTGGCTAATAAAGCGTCTGTTTTTTGTCTTAAATAGTCAGCTGTTTTTGATGCAAAACTCTCTAAAGAGTCATACCATGAGTCTATAATAGCCTCATAATCTAATACAGGTGTTGCTATATTTACCTTGATGCCTGTTTTTTGTAACGTTTTTAACTCTTTTGCTGTAGTGTAATCGTGAAGCCTAGCATATTCCTGTTCTTGCGGTGTTAATTTCGTAAAAACTCTATTTATTTCAAGTGCATGTTTACGTCCGTATTCTTTAGAAGTTATTAACTCGCCTGTAAGCATGTTTACAACGGACGCTTTATCACGTATTTCTTTAGCTGTCTGTTTTTTCAGTCTTTCAATAGAAATTTTAGTAGGTTTTTTAACACGCTTAATTTTCTGTACTTGTACACCTTGTTTTTGCTGATTTCTGACACGCGCTAAATACTTATTATATTCTTTAGAATACTCTTGTTGTAAAATAGAAGCTTTTGTCTGTTTCTTTTTTCTTCGCTTATTTGCCATTATTCGCACCTCTCAACTTTTCGCAATAATAAACCATGTGGAACACGAGTGTATTCGATACTGTCTCCCGGGTGAATATCTAAGTCTTTTATTGCTTCTTTTGGAAGCATGACACGGGCAGTATAACCGCCCGTTCCGCTTTTTGTGAACATTACTTTGTATCGTAACAATGCATTAGTTAATTTTGCCATCTTTTTTCCTCCTTATAAAATATTAAACGCTTTCCATGTAAAATCTGAAAAATACTCTGCTATAAATGATACAGATGATAAGAAAAAATATAATAACAAGGTTGTCATGATTATAACTGATACAACACATAAGAAATAGAATATTTTTTCTGATTTGGTACATGGCTCTTTTTCTTCTGTAGGTATGTGCCTTGCTATCCATTCTGTGGGCGTTTCATGCAGTGTTTCACGTGAAACATTATCAATATCGACTTCATCGTTATTGATTTCATCAAAACCATTATAAATTTTTTTATTGGTTTCTAAATTTTCCACCCAGTATGGAGGGTCTACAAATACTGCTATGTAATTGTTTAATGAGTTTTCAGTGTAAAAGTCATGAACTTCTACACCAAAATCTGTAATATTGTGCAATCTGTATTTAATCATTTATTTGTCCTCCTTTAAATAATATCTTTTTTTCCAAATATGATATAATTCGCGTATTTTTTCTTCTTCCTGTTCTAGCTCAATATCATTAAAATTTGATAACTCTAAAAAGGCTAAAAGTCTACCGAAATTGCTTGACACCGCTATAATGGCGTTATCATACAATCCTATAGAAATATCTAGTTTAAATCTTTCA